TGTAACCGCCCCATGTAATCCTGGCAGTTGACCGTACAGCGCAAGGGGCCGTTGAGATCGGGATCGGGCAGCCAGTCCACCACGAACCCAGTGAACAGCCGCCGCGTATCGTAATCCGTGACCAGTTCCACTTTGACGGGGATATTCGGATTAAGGGAGCCATAATACAGCCCGGCGGTGAACTCCGGCGAATAGTTGCGCGTGTCGTTTTTGAGCACCAGCGTACACGTGCCGACATCGGCGACGGCCTGCCGCTCGCTGGTCTTGCCGATGATGATCGTGGCCGATACCGCGTCGGCGCTCACGTCGGTATAATTCACGCCGTCGAAAGCGAAGTAAACCTTGCGCGTGGGATTGCTCATGCGCGGACCCCCGCAAACTGGCGGTTGCGCCGCTTGGCTTCTTGCTCAATGGCGTCAAACATGGCGCGCGGGTCCTGCACGCCATACAAATTAATGGTTGCCCCGGATAGGCTATAGACACCGCCGCCGCGCCCGCCCGCCAGCGCCATTGAGTCGCCGTTGGGCAGAATGCGCCCGGCCATGCTCGGCACAAATAGCTCTGGCCCGCGCTCCCCGACCCAGAACGGTTGGCCGCGCCGGGTAGACGCCCCGCGCGCCGCGCCGGGGATTGGGTTGTCGGGGAAATTAACCGCTATAGTTTGATCCCCGCCAGCCCAGTCAGGCATATCAACTGTAAAGCCGACATCATTCGGAATCGCGTCGTTAATCAGCCCGATGATCGTGCTAGGCAAACTCACCAGCGCGTCTACAATGCCATTCAGGATATTCCCGCCGAGTTCCAGGGCGCTGTTGTAAAGGGTCGTGGCTCCGGCAACGACAGCATCACCCAGAGGGACAATCAGGTTATCCAGAGTCCAGGTCGCCAAATCCAAAAACGCCGCCGCGATCCCGGTCAGGATCGCCGCCCCGGTTTCGAGGAGACCTGAGAAATCGGCCCCCAGCAAGGCATTGATAATCGGGAGTGAAATATGCTCCCCGACCCACGCCAGCAGGTCAATAAAGCCTGATGCAATGCCCGCCAGAATGTCTAAGGCAGCGTCGGCAATCAAACCCCAGTCGGTGGTGACAAGCTTCTCGATCAACGGATATACAAGATTGGTTCGTAGCCATAGACCCAGATCGCCCAAGCCATCGGCAACGCCTTGTAGAATATTAAGCGCGGCTGCGCCAACTTCGCCCCAGTCAATCCCCTTAATGGCATCCACGATAGGCGAGCCAATATTGTCCCAAACCCAGGTGGCAATTTCAATCTCAGCCTCGCCAATCTTGAGTAGAATGGCCTCGATCTGCCCCGGCACTTCGGACCACTCAATATTTTTGATGGCGTCCACAATGGGCGTGATGACGTGTTCCATGACCCACCCGGCAATATCGCTTAATCCACTGGCGAGCTTGTCGAGTAGCAGTTGGCCCACGCCCGCCAGCCCCTCGTCGGTAAAGGCGTCTTTGATCTGCCCGGCCAGCCGTCCCAGATCGTCGGCCAGCCCGCGTATGAAGTCGCCAAAACCCATAAAGTTCGTTTTGAAGGCCAGTCCAAGCAAAGCTACCGCGCCGACAATTAGGCCGATTGGCGACAGCAGCAAGCCCAGCACCGCGCCGATCCCGGTGATAATGCCCCCGGCAACGGTTAGTGCGATGCCCAGCCCGCCCACGACGGCGACCACCTGCCCGATCTGCGCGATCAATTCCGGGTTTTCCCGCGCCCAGGCAATAACACTCTGAATCACGGGCTGAATCCCCCGCACGAGGCGGTTAATCACGGGCAGTAGCGCCGAGCCGATGGTAATTTTCAGCGCCTCGACGTTGCTGTTCAGCACGTCCATTTGCGCGGCTACGCTGTCCATCTGGATTTGCCGCGCGGCCTCGGTCGCGCCCTCAGAACTGTCCTTAAAGGTTTGCTCGAAATCCTGAAAGCCCTCATCCGATAGCGCAATGACGCCGTTCAGGGCCTCGACACTGCCGACGGCCCCGGCCATGTTGTCCTGAAAGGTGGGGCTTTCCGCGCTGAGGGCCTGGAACGCCCCGGCTAGCCCTAGCTCCTCGATGGCGACCTGCCCGGACTCGTAACCCAACTCTTGCAGGCTGGCGATCATGGCCTCATTCGGGTTAATGAGCGCCGTCATCATGGCCTTGAGCTGCGTACTGGCCTCGGCGGCGCTAAACCCTTTGGTGGTGATGAACGCCATACTTGCGCCGAGTTCATCAAACCCAATGCCCAGGCTGTGCGCCAGCCCCGTGATGGCAGGCAGGGCGGCGGCAAATTCATCCATGCTGCCCACGCCTTTGCCCACTACTGTTGTCAGTACGTCGCTGGCGAAACCCGCTTCCTCGGCGCTGAACGCATACGAGTTCATAATGGCGATTAGGGCGTTGGTCGTCGCGCCCAGATCGGCATTGCCCGCCTCGCTGGTCGCAATGGCGGCGTTCAGGATCGCCAGGTGGGTTGAGGCGTCCGCTACGCCGCCCACGATGTCATAAAACGCCTCGGCGGTGGCCTGCGGTCCGGCGCGGGCGGCGGCCCCCATCGCCAGCACGTCGGCGGAGAGCGTCTGCATTTCGGCGTCGGTCCTCCCCAGCACGGCCTGGACGTTGGTCATGCTTTCTTCAAACTGGCTGGCGCTCTGAATGGACGACACCAATGCGGCGGCGAACGGGGCCGTCGCTGCTGTCATGGCGACCCCGGTTCTCATCATTCCGCGTCCCAGCGCGTCAAAACCGCCCGACGCCTTGTCTATGATACTGGTCAGGGTCCGGCTCGCCTGGTCACTGGCGGTGATGATGATTTCGAGTGTATTACTTCGCCCCACGTCCCTTAACCCTTCGGTGGTTTACGCTTGGCCTTGCGCTTTTGCTCGTGCGCCCAAAACTCTAAATGCAGCGCCACAGTCCGGGCGTCCTGCCGATTCAATTCTTCCGGCGTGCAGTGGTAGAGATGGTGGCACAGTATAAAATCCTGGTATTCGGACGGCGGGAGAAGCCCACCGCCTAGAAACTCCCAGTTTCTATACTGCACCATTATTTTTTTCGGGCGGCGTCTCCTGACAGGGCCTCGCCTAAAAAGGCCATTTCTTGCCCGGTCAGGCGGTCCAGTACCGACGAGTCTTCGCTGGGGAGCGGCAAGGGCTGGCCCTCGTCGTCTACCCAGTTCCAGGCGATAATGTGCTCCATAATTAGCCGCTCGTTAAGCTGAACCTTCTCAGCCTGATTCAGGGCCTCGACCTCAACCGCCAGCCGCTTGCTTTCGCCGTAGAGAACGGCCCGCACGCGCACAAAGGACCCCTCGCCTTGTATGGCGTCCGATGGAACGACATACTCGTTCAGTCGCTTACTCATTTACCCCCGACCTTTCCGTGACTAGGTGACGTTCGTGGCGCGCGTGACGACGTTATCCGGCAGCAGATTGATCTCGACCCGGACCACATCGTCGGCCTCGGCGTCCAGTTCGACGCTGTAGCTTTCGAGCACAAATTCGCCCGACAGCGTGGCGGCCCCTACCCCGGTATCCGGGATATAGATCATGACCGTGCGCGTGGCGTCGTTGCCGCCGAAGAACCAGTTTTCGGTGAACTGCGCAGTTTCCGTCGCCAGGGTGCTGTAGACCGCCTTGAGGGTGAGCGGCATATCCTTGTGGATAACGCGCCGTTGAACCCACTGCGTGCCGAACGTATGCCACTCGGCAACGGTATTCGAGGGGTTGTAAGAGACGCTGTTCAGCGAGCCGGAGATGTCAACCAGCACATTGGCCGCGTTGTCCATGAGGATCACACAGTTGGTTGCTACAACTTCAGTTTGGGTGGTGGTCATAGTCCTTACTCCTACTTAATGACAGAGAAATTCGAGTGTGAAAATCGCGCCCGCATAGCTGGCGCTTCCGTATTCGATAACGCCCCGACGGGCCGTCCAGTGGAAGGTATGCACGCCGGATAAGCTAAAGGGCGCGGCGGCGGGTTGGGCCTCAAGCTTATCCAGGATGTCGTCGGCATAGTTGGCGACGGCGGCCCAGTCTTCCCCGATCTGGCTGCGCTGGCGGGCCAGCAGCGTGATCTCCACGACCATTCGGCGCAGTTGCAGCCCTTTGCCTAGCGTGTTCATGTGCGTCCGACTGCCCGCCGCGCCTTCCAGTTCGCTCCAACCAATCAGGAGCGTAAACTTCTCGTGCGCGCCTTCTGTGATGGTTTCGTTAGCTTTAGCAATCGCGCCTGTGATGGTCGCCATCGCCGTTTTGACCTTGCCCACGAGGTCATACACCGAAACTTTACTATGCGTCATGTCGCCACAATCTCCCCAACGGCGTCCCCGATTAGGCGCTTGATCTGGCCCTGGTTCTGATCAAACGCGCGCTGCATATAATGGACGCCTTTGGTTCCGCGCCGGGAAATACCTACCGCGACGGCGTAGGCGCTGACGCCATGCCGTCGCGCCCAGACTCGCAGGGCGGCGGGCGGCGGAAAGTGCGGGCGCGTGCCTGTTTCGACATACGGCGCATACAGCACATTCGACCCCGCGACGCCCAGGACATCATTCCCGCGCGCGCGGATTTCCGGCGTGATACTGCTGCGTAAGCGCCCGGTGTCTACCGGAGACAGCTTCTTGGCATCCGTGACCACGAGCATCGTCGCGCGGCGCATGGCGTCCAACATCGGGCGTCCATGCAGATCGGTTACGATCTGGTCTATCTTGGCTTGGAGTTCTTGCAGCCCGCGAATGTCAGCCCTTAACATGCTCTACCCCGCGATGCTCGTGCCAATACCGTAGATACGAAAGACCACTTCGGCGTCGGTATTCTGGCTCAATAGTAGCTTGATTTTCTGCGCGCCCAGGGCGTGCACGAGGCAAAACGCAAACGATCCGCTCGTGGGTAAATTGCCCTTACTCCACTGCGTTTGGGGCAGGTCGCGCTCGTATAGGGTCGCCGTCGCATCGTCGGGATCGTAGGCGACTTCGGCGGTCATGTTGGTCGTGGCCGCGATCCCGGTCATATCCGCGCAGGTGATCACGATGTACAGATAGTTGCGCCCCAGGTCAACCGCCCCCAGGTTGCCGCCGTTGTTGCCGTTGGGAATGGTGTAGGTCGCCACGTCACTGCGCGCAAACCCTACATAACCTTCTGCTTTCCTGTTTTTACTCATCAACCCTCCTAGACGGCGGGGCGTACATAACGGCCCGCGATTAACATCAGCTTGACATCGGGATCAATCATCTGGCGGAACATCAACTGGCCTAACTCGCCACTCGCCAGCACGTCGGACCAGGCCGACTCCCCGCGCTTCCACCAGCGCGCCGCCAGGGTCGCCGCCGCTTCTTTGATCGGCCCCGGCACGGCGGTAGCATAACCCCATTTGGCCGTAACCTGCACCGTTGGCACGCCGCGCATAAAATCCTGGTCCGGGTCCGGGCGAAACCCGGCGCGCGTGGTATAAAAGCCGCTCGTAAAAATGCTGTAATCCCCGACGGCGCTGCACATAATCGCCGTGTACGGTGTACGGTTGAAGTCGGGCCGTTCAGGATCGCCCGTGAAAGCGATCCAATCCGCCGACGCCCAACTGGTGTAGGTGCTGTCCGACGGGCTATCCTTGACGGCGACCAGCGTGATGGCGGTGCAGTCATCTATGCGCTGCCAGGAGCGCCCCGATCCGGCATACGTGCGCGCCGATGCCGTCGCCAGCGCCACAAAACCATCCGGGCGGTTGCACAGATTGTCAATCGCACGACTAGCGGCGGTAGCTAAGGCCAGGAGCACAGCATCACGAGTCGCGTCGGTAGTTGTCACCTCAATACGATTTTTGAGTTCGGTCACGGTTACATAGTCGGTCACGGCTTATACTCCGGGCGAAAGTGGATATTGACCAGCGTTTGGGCGCGCCCCGTTTCATCAAAGACAATATCCAGGCTGATGCTATAGACTTCGCGCGCCCACTCGGAACGCACGACGGCCTTAATATTCACGAGCACCGGGTACAGCGCCGTCATAATTTCGCGCTGCACCTTCGCGCCCGCCACGCTGGGATTAGACCCTACCCGTGCCATAGCTCCCCTTCCCGGCGGTAAAATCCCGCCATACCTTCCCGGTTGTGGTCTACGAGCAGTACGTCCGGCGCGTGCATCTTCGCCGCAAAGTCATTTACCGCGCCATACACCCAACGGCACGGGCGCGGCCCGGTACACAGGGGGCGATCCGGGCAGTAATCGTGGTGGATTTTCAGCCCGCCCACCTTGAGCTTGTTGTAAAACGGCAGATCATCCGTGACCCGTTGGTGGTCGCCGTCTATAAACACCATATCCAGGCTGTTATCGGCAATCTGTGGGAGCCAGTCTACCGACTT